AAAATCGCGCAGAAGCGCGCCGAGCCCGCGAGAGGGCACGCAGCATGAACGGAGGGACGCTGTGAGCGAGAAAACGCAAGCCGAAAAATTCTGGATCGTGTGGTGTCCGACGGGCGCGAAGTCGCCGAGCTTTCGACACGCGACGTACCGCGACGCCGCGGTGGAGGCCGAACGGCTCGCGAGGGCGAATGCGGGACAGACGTTTTTCGTGCTCGGCGCCGAAACCTCGCTGTGCTCGGTCGCGATGCATCGGGTCGAGTACGTCACGGAACTGCCGTTCTGAGTGCCCGTCATGACCCACGAACCCGGTTCGAAGGCATGGGCGCACAGGCTCGTCGCCGAGTACGAAAAGGGCAAGCCGTTCAGGCCGACGAACGTGTACCGCGTTGCGTATCAGGCGCTGGGACGCACGTTTCCCGAAGGGCGGTGCGAGTCGCAGCTGGCACCGTTTGCGCCGGGGACGCCACCACGGAAACCGGCGAGCGCTGTTCCTGTGCCCAGACACGCACCGCTTGACGATCCGTGGTGGGAAACCGGGGCGCGCGAGAACGTAGAGCCCGACGCGGGCCAGTAATTTTTTGGAGATTGGATTGTGTTTCAACCGCAATGCAGGCGCCACGCGATGCGTGAGCAAAACGCTCGTTCCGGAGAGCAATAGCATGGTCGACCTTGCAAAGGGCTTTGTCGATGTGGGCGGAGCCGCGCTTCGCGCGCGCAAGGCCGAGCTTGCGCTGGCAGCCGCGCTCGAGCACCGGGCGCCGGCGGTAACGCTTGAGCTGCTGCACGAGCGACGTGAGCGAGCGATCGCAGAGCGCGATGTGCTCATTGCCCAACTCGACGCGGCGATCGAAGCATCATGACCGAACGTCAACCCGGCACTGAGCGCATCAGTGAGGAAATCAGGACCGCGGCGCGCGCGCTTGCCTCTGGCGCGCCGGCCCCGCTCGAGCGGGCAATCCGTGCGCGCGTCGGTGAACAGGCGCCGCTGCTGGATGCCTCGCCAGTCGCGCAGCGCGTGGAGTTCGATGTGCCGGGCAACCCCATCGCGAAAGGACGCGCGCGGCACGCGCGACGCGGCTCGCACGTCATGACGTACACGCCGGAAAAGACCGAACGCTATGAAAACCTCGTCAAGATGGCCGCGCGCCAGGCGATGGGGCTGCGGCCGCCGATCGAGGGCCCGGTGCGCCTGATTTTGCACGTCGCAGTGCCGATCCCGGCCAGTTGGTCGCAGCGTCGGCAGTCGAAAGCGGCCGGCGGCCGTATCGGTGCGACGAAGAAGCCCGATGTGTCGAACGTCGTCAAGGCGCTGGAAGACGGCATGAACAGCGTGGTGTATGCCGACGATTCGCAGATCGTCGACCTTTGGGTTTCAAAACGCTACAGCCATACGCCTGGCGTACGGGTTCAGGCTGTCGAGCTCAATCTGGAACGGGCATAGGAGTCCACATGGAACAGGATCAGATGGTGCTTTTCGCGCTGCGCGGCTTGGTCGCTTCAATGTCCGACGAGCAGCGCGCGAGAGTCGAGGCCGCGCGGCAGGCTTTGCGCCGCGATGTGCTGGCGTACGGCGAGGAAGGGATGCTGGCGCTTGGCCTGCTAGGCGCAGAGTTGGCGAGCGGGCAGGTCCAAGCCGGCGAAGGTGAGGAAATTCGGGAGAACTCAGTATGAAGTCGAAATCCGCGGTCACGCTGGACGCCGCGTTGTCCGTGATGCGCAAGGGCCGCGAATACACGGCCTCGGACATAGCGCAGCTGATGGATGCACCGGCCTCCAGTGTGCGGCATGTACTTGGCGGTGATCGCGCTGTTACGCGCCTCGACGTCCGCTCCTCGGAGCGCGGGAGGCTCTTCTCGTTGATCGGCACCTGTCGGAACCGTGCGCGGCATGTCGATACACGCGTGCGGCCGGACCTGACCGCGACGTGGACGGAGTATCAGGGATTGCTCACCAGCCATCGGGCGCTCGCTGAGGCGATCAGGCGTTAGAGCGCTTCACGCAAGCCGGCTGTCGAAGGCGACGAGAGATGAAAAAGCTTCGGAATTTTTAGTGGAGTACATATGGACGTTATCACGCAAGGTTGGCTCTCTGTCGCGCTCGGGGAGGTCCGACATGGATGATATCCAGTTCAAAAGCGCGTTCGACGCGGTGCGCTTCGCGCTGTGTTTCTCGTCGCAGCAGTACGGCGAAACACTGATGGCCAAGCGGCTCAAGGGAGAAGCGACCGGCAGTGGTATGGGGCTGGTCGGCCCGGACGGTGCAGGGCAGTCGGGGCAGCTACGCCGGGAAATGTGGGAACTGCCTGACCTGCATCTTGCGGTGCTGATCGCGCGCACGGCGCCGCATGACACGCCATGCACTTGCGGCAGGGCATGCTGCAGCAAGCGCCGGCCTAATGGCGAGTGGGCCGCGGCGATCGCCTGGCTGACTGAGGCGTCCACCGCGTACACGTCCGGCTTTTCGCATTACCAGGTCCGGCGCACCATCATCGAGAACATTTTCAGTGCGAAGAAACAGCGGCGGAGCCTTGTGGACATCGCCGAGCAGTGCGGCGCACACCGGAACACCGTCAGCGCGCAGAACGCGGCTGTGCGGCGGTGGATCGAGGGCAACCGCAAGACGGGCGAAGTGGGCGTCGAACAGATAGCCTGGGCGGCGATGCAGCGGCGTTTCGACGAGCTCGGATTGCTTCAGGAAGACGTCGCCGCTTGACGACGTGCAATTCGTGCACAATAATCCGCGTTATCCGATACACGTCATCCGTGCGACCAAAGCCCGCTGAGCGAAAGCCAGCGGGCTTTTTCGTTTGTGCGTCCGACGAGCGGAGCGAGTCAGTAGCAATGCATTCCCGGGTTTTTACCGTCTATGAAAGGGGCGGCGAATGGAAATAACCCTGTGCAAAATTGACAGCCTGATTCCCTACGCCCGGAACGCGCGGACGCATTCCGACGAGCAAATAGCCCGCATCGCGTCGAGTATCGACGAGTTCGGGATGGTCGGCGCGATCGTCGTGCGCGACGGTGTTATCGCGAAGGGGCATGGCACCCTGGCAGCGATCCGCAAGCTATACGCTGCGGGCAAACGACTGTACCCGCCGCCCGGGCGCGCGCATGGCGCGGATCCATTTCCGGACGGCGAAGTGCCTGTGTTGGACGCTTCCGGCTGGACGGATGCACAGTTCCGAGCGTTCGTCATCGCCGACAACCGCCTCGCCGAACTGGCCGGTTGGGATGACGAACTGCTCGGTCTTGAGCTCGGCGAGCTGCAGTCGAATGACTTCGACCTGGACCTGCTCGGCTTCGATGCGGTGGATCTGCAGCGGTTACTTGGCACCAGCGATGGCGGTCTCACCGACGATGACGACGCGCCAGCATGCCCAGAATCGCCCGTTTCTGTCGCCGGGGATACCTGGCAGTGCGGCGAGCATCGAGTGATGTGCGGAGACGCCCGCTCGATAGCGGACATGAAGCTACTGATGGACGACTATCGTGCCGACCTCGTCGTGACCGACCCACCGTACAACGTCGCGTATGAAGGCAAGACTGTTGACCGGCTGACAATTGCGAACGATTCGATGTCGCCCGCGGCGTTCTACGATTTCTTGCTCGGCGCGTACGCCGTCCTGTTTGCCGCGATGAAAGATGGCGCAGGGCTGTATGTTTTTCATGCGGACACGGAAGGCACAAACTTCCGCCGTGCGTTCACCGATGCGGGATTCAAACTGGCCCAATGCTGCGTATGGGTAAAACAGTCGCTCGTACTTGGGCGGCAGGACTATCACTGGCAGCACGAGCCGGTGCTGTACGGATGGAAGCCTACCGGTCCGCACCGGTGGTACAGCGACCGGCGCCAGTCCACTGTCTGGAACTTCGAGCGGCCGAGTCGCAACGATGTCCATCCGACGATGAAGCCGGTGGCAGTCGTCGAGTATCCAATCTCGAACAGCAGCCGCGGCGGCGACCTCGTCCTCGACACGTTCGCCGGTTCCGGCTCGACGCTGATAGCGTGCGAGAAGACTGGAAGGCACGCGAGGCTCATGGAACTCGATCCCCGGTACTGCGATGTGATCGTCGCGCGTTGGCAGGCCTTTACTGGGCAGGCAGCGGTTCACGCATGCAGCGGCGCGCCCTTCAACGAGATCGCGCTCGCACGCAGAGACAATTCGAAAAATGGGACGACCAACATTCCAACCGACTGAGCACCAAAGAAAACTCGTTGAGCAGCTCGCGGCGTTTGGCATTCCGCAGGTAGACATGTGCGTCATGGTGACCGACTCACGCGGCAAGCCGATCAGCGATCGCACGCTCCGCAAGTATTTCGCTCGGGAGCTCGCCGAGGGTTCCGTCAAGGCTAACGTCAAGGTCGCGCAGGCGTTATTCCGTCAGGCCGAGAAAGGCAGCGTGGCCGCCATCATTTTCTGGCTGAAGACGCGCGGTGGCTGGAAGGAGTCACCGCAGGCCGTCGAGCTGACCGGCAAGGACGGCGGTCCAGTCAGTTCGATTTCGACCGTCACTAACGATCCGGTCGAGGCGGCGAGGATCTACGCGCAATTGATGAATCCGTGAAATGCCGATTCCGTTCCCGTTCGATTTCCGCAACCCTGACTACGTACAGGTGTTCGAGTGGCGGGCGGAGCGATTGCGCCGCATTCGTGCGAACCCGCGCGTGGTGCCCGCGCTTCGCACGTTCTATCGCGACCATCCTGCCCAATTCATCATCGATTGGGGCATGACGTTTGATCCGCGCAACGTTGAGCGCGGGCTACCAGCGATGATCCCCTTCCTGCTCTTTCCGAAACAGGAAGACTGGATTGAGTGGTTCCTCGAGCGCTGGCGGATGCAGGAGCCAGGAATCACCGAGAAGACCCGAGACATGGGGATGTCGTGGCTGACGGTCGCACTCGCAGACACGGTGTGCCTTTTCAATACCGGCGTGGTGGTGGGCTTCGGCTCGCGCAAAGAGGAGTATGTCGACAAGATCGGTTCTCCAAAGAGCTTGTTCTGGAAGGCTCGGCAGTTCATGTGCTTGCTGCCGTCGGAGTTTCGCGGTTCGTGGGACATAGCCACCCACGCACCGCACATGCGGATCATGTTCCCTGACACCGGATCGGTCATTACAGGCGAATCGGGTGATGGCATTGGGCGCGGCGACCGGTCCAGCTTCTACATCGTTGACGAATCGGCGTTTCTTGAGCGGCCGCAATTGGTCGATGCGTCACTCTCCGCGACAACGAACTGCCGCCAGGACATTTCGACGCCGAACGGCATGGGCAACTCTTTCGCCGTGCGCCGTCACAGCGGCAAGATCAAGGTATTCACGTTCCACTGGCGCGACGACCCGCGCAAGGATGAGGCGTGGTATGCGAAGCAGGTTCAAGAACTTGACCCGGTGGTGGTCGCGCAGGAAATCGACATCAACTACGCCGCGTCTGTCGAGGGCGTTGTGATTCCGTCGGCGTGGGTGCAGGCCGCGATCGGTGCACACCTGAAGCTTGGTATCGAGCCGACGGGCAAGCGTCATGGCGGGCTCGACGTTGCAGACGAGGGACGAGACGCGAATTCGTTCGCTGGCCGGCATGGCTGCGTTCTGATTTACCTGCAGTCGTGGTCGGGGAAGGGCGGCGACATCTACGCGACCGTCGAAAAGA